AATTTAGGTAGCCCGTTCTTACCAGTATATTTGGATTCTAATTCACCAAGTCTCTGGTTAAAGGCTTCATCTCGCGATTTCCGTTCAGATTCGGCTTCTCTTTCCTGAAACATCTTTGATATTTCTGGTTTTACAAGTTGGATAATTGCTTCACGAACATTCGGATCAACATCTTTTAGAAGCTCATTATCCGCGATTCTCGATTCTGCTTCGGTACTCGCTCTAGCTTCCCTTTGTGCATTCTCTTGCTGCACTTTGGTGATGTAAGCCTGAGTTTTTCTATACTCGGCATATAACTCGTCTGGATTCATCTTACGACCTAAAACGTCGTACACCTTAGACTCGTCTACATCTTCTGCTGTTTCCGACTGTCCTTCTGCTGAAGTGTCTTCTCCCTGAGATTCTTCGGATTCTTTGGAATCTACTTGATTCTCTACAGAATCTGCCTGATTCTCTTCAGGAGTGACCTCCGAGGCTTGGTCATCTATATCTGCCATAAATTGTTATATGATCGAAACTACTTGTTTCTTAATCATCACTAACATTATACAAACTATGAATTATTATTACAAGTGGACGTTATGCTACTGATTCTGCAACTCTCCCTGAGTATGAGCCGCAAAAGCTTGCTGTATTTCTGGCGGTAATGATTGGAATGTCTGCGATTCAATAAAATCTTTATGTGCCTGCGTATGTTCTAGCGTTGCACCTTCTGTAGAAGGCACTTGGCTACCATTTGCCATTTCCATGTTCTCTTTATCTGCTAGCTTTACCATGTCTATACCTCCCGCCTGAGCCCCTTTCTGGCCTTGTTGCGGCTGATTACGACCTGCTATCTCAGCATCCATTACGTGTTTCTCTAACCTCTGATTTCTTGCCCTTGATGACAACTCTTCTACATTAGGAAACTCAAACTGTCTTAAAACTTCTTCTGCTGGCAATACTCCAAGTTCAGCTAATCTTAACAAGGTATCTCTTTGAGCTTCTCTAGTATGTCCTAGCCATGACCCGATTTTAACTATCACTTCGTTATCTCCAGTGATAACAGTTGAATCCTCTTTACGTTTACCCTTTTCTCCCGTAATTCTGAAGAATTCTTGTGAATTTCCTTCTTCGTCTTCTTCTGGCTCGGATATTTTCACTATTCTGGAAGTTACATATTTATCAGCAACAATTTCCAGTATCCTTTGGCCTACTACTGATAAAAACGACTCTAAAGATTGTGTTAAACCCGTTAAATTGTTAGCGTCAGCTGCTTGCAAGGTTTCTAATGTCTTGCCACTCCTAGATCCTGCTGGAAGTCTACCAAGTGCTGCGGGATGCGATCCCAAGACGTCTTCTATATAAGAGATCATCTCACTATCAAGAGAATCAAATCCTTGGGGCAATGGTTTAAAATCAAATTGCTCAAATTTCCTATTAGGATTGATCTCTATAATATCCCCCATCTCATTTGTTGATACTGCTACTCCATGGCCTTTCTCTGCTATCATCTGAAACTTCAAGGCTTGGTTTACATACATTATTTTCTGCGAAACCGTTCTATCTAAAGCCTTATTTAAAGGTATAGCATCCGATGTCCATGCTCTTTGATATATTTTCAAGGGGTTCATGCTTACTTGCAACAAATATAATGGATATTCTATGTCATCCAATGGCTCGTCTCTTAAAACTTGACCATTTGAATATGTAAACATCTGTAAACGTCCACCTTTACTGTTCTTTTCGTCGTCCCATAACATAAACTCTTTAATTGTGGCTCTTTTTATAGCTTTTTCTGGTTCTCCTATCTCTTTTCTTATTATTTTTGATTTTAATCTTGATACAGCTGGATCTTCATCAGCTTTTACCAATTTTCTGTTCTTTTTGTTATATCTTGTATCTGCGGCAATTTCTCCCAATGTTTTTGACACTGTTTTCGCTAAAAATCTAGAAACCAGTTTCCCATTATATAAAGATGCTCTAGTATCTACCCATACATCGAATGTATCATGCAATCTAACCCTAACTTGCCCCAATCCCTTCTCCGCGTCTTCATCCCAGTCTACTTCTACCCATCCAACAGATGTATCCAAAGCCGACTCTACTACTCCACTTACAAAACTTTCTAAATGCAACTTCCTATATATATAATCCATTGTCTTGCCTATTCTTCTCGCTGTTTTTATAGTATCTTCATCCGTATCACCTGGTACTATCTCCCATTTTGGTTGTGTTCTAGTTATATAATTCTGAATTGATCTAGTAGAAGCCTTCACCATGTTTATTACCATCCTTACTTCGCCATGTTTCCTTGGTGGGTTAGATTCTAAGGCATTTGTTGTTGTGTTGACTGTTAAATAATGGTTACCTTCTTTGAACATGTGGTTTAAATACCACTCTAAATCATGTTTTTCTCTGGATGTCCTTACATCCTCGAGCAAAGATTCGCAATGTGCTATCTTTTCTGCATCTTTTAGTTTTCCCCACTCTTTTCCTTCTATTTCTATCACGATTTATCCTCCGCTTTCAAAATTTCTTCTATTGTGGCATCTTCTATAGGTTTATACAGGTCTTCTTTTTTTGACTTAGATTCTTCTGGCTTCTCTTCGTCCCGTATAGCAGCTCTATATTCTCCTATATCTTTACTCATAGACTTCATATCCAACCTCTTGCGTTCTTTAGCGTTCATGCAGTCCTTGTATACCATGTAAATAAACTGAAGAATTATTACTAACAGTAATGCGTAATCCATGATTTAATTATACCAAATTAAAACTCTTCCCCTAAATACAAATCTCCAACACCCACTTTCTTCTTTTTCTGTGCTCTTAAAGCGTGCTCAAAATATCCTCCGCCCTGGTCTTCTACTGGAGCGTCCTCTTCTGGTGCATAAGATATATTCTCCATATCAGTTAAGGCGTCTATTATGTCATCCCTCTTATGTCTGGGGAACTTTAACAACTGTTCCTCTAGCTCAAACATATCCCTCTTCATATACACCTTTCCTCTCTCAAACCTTGGCTGCAATATGGATCTTATCCTCACTTCTTTTGTTATCTGTCCCCTAGACTTAATCTCAACTAATGGCAGATATCTATCCCTTCTATTCTCTTCATCATGTATTGGGGTCATTATCCCCTGGGCTTGTCCTATTACCTCTATAGACATCGTCTCTGGTTTCCATTGAGCCTGTACTGAAAACAATTCCTGGATTAATCTTTCTACTGTCCACTGCCCTGACCTAACTTCCAACACATACCAATCATTCTTCGGATCTACTCCAACTATCACTATAGTCGAATCATCTGCCCCAGCTTCCTGGCTTACCGCAGGATCACATAACGCAAACTTTTTAAGGTTTTTGGGTAGCTTAGCATCCTCTTTATCTCCCCAATACTTTAAATGACTTCTCTTAATTAATGCAGAGCTCTCATCTACAGGGTCGTTTAAATAAAAACTAGAAAAAACATAACTCCCCTGTAATGCCCTTAATTCCTTTAACTTCGCCTCATCTAACAACTCAGGGAAATACAGGCTTCCATCTTCGTTATATGCTCCCCTTATATATGAGTCTATATCTCCTGGGTATTTATCTAATATCCATGAATATAATTCGTAATAACTCCACCTTGTCCCTATAATTATTAGCTCTCCATCATAATCTAATAACGAAAAGGCTCTTTTCCACCAATCTATTACCTTATCTGCCTGATACCTAGTAGACGAATTCTCTAAATTAACCAAATCATCCGCTATTATCTTTGAATAGTGTCTTGATACCAAATTCCCACCTACCCCAGCTGCTGATACAGTGGGTTCTCTGCTCCCTAAACTCCTTCCCAATACCGCTATCTCATCTTCATTCCATTTAAGATTCTTCTCATAAAATTCTCCATATAAATCTATCAAAGTACGGTTTTTTCTTAAATGCTCCTTTACCTCCCCTACAAAATTCTGCGCATTCCCTAAAGTAGCATTCGCTATTAATATTCTTTCATCCCTATTTGCTGCTATTGCTTGCAATGTCTTGCCTATAGTGAAAAATGTGCTCTTAAAACATGCCCTGGGTACCAATATCATCTTTATCCTCTTATGCGTTCCTTCATACCAGTCCGCCCACTCCCCATGTACATGCCTTACTAATAAGCTTCTTCTGGCCTCTGTCTCCTCTACTATGTATTTGTTGAAATAATATAAATCTTCTAATCCTCTGTTCTTCTTCTTAATTAGTAGATTCTTATATAACTCCTCTTTCTTTGCTTGCTTTGTCATCTGCCTTTATTAATGCCGCTATTGTCTCCTCTCTCCCTTGCCCTACCTTGAATATCCCCATCGTACTCGCTGTCTTTACTATCTCTTTCCATGGCATCTCCTTGTAATTTACACTGCTTACTGCCACTATCTCCCCTTCTTTCGGCTCGTATTCCTCCAACCCACCTCTTACCTCCTCTAATGCGTGATATGCCACACTCCCCTCAAATCTTACCTTCTCCCTTCCCTCTATCCTGTAAACATCTCCATCATGCCTGAACTCTATCGCATCTTCACTCGGATTGTATATTATCTTCGGCCTGTGTATCATATTTCTCCTTTCCTAACTATTTTAACTCCCCTTGCAACTGCTCTATCCGATCATCTAATTCATCTTCGCTTATGTCCGCATGTAATGATAATGTCTTCTTCTCTATCTTCTGCGGTGCGTATATCCCTATTACCTTGTGTATCTCCTGTATGTATTTTAACCTGACATTGTAATCTGCCCTTCCATCCGCCGCCTCTGCACTTAACCCTTCCATCAAATGCTTGCTTATTGCTGACCTCTCCCCTACTATCCCCGCCTTTGTTAACTCCTCTAATAACCCTTCCCTGAAATTTACCTTCCTTAAATTCTGCGCCGTTACTGTGCTTAATGAATTCTTCCCGTTTGTGTTATATACCACCTTATGTGCGTCAGTGGGCCTTATAGCCCCTCCCTTTGCGTTCTCTACCATCGCCTCTATCACTAGCCTTTGCTTCGTCGATAACCCGTGTGGGTTCTCTGGCGTCTTCTCTATTATCATATGCCTATATAATAACATGCCATTTGCCATTTTTTTGTTGCAAAAATTTTTTCGTTGCAAATTTGGGCGAGGGGTCTTACGAGTTTTTCTTCTTCCCAATCCCATCTAGCACCCACCCCCCCCTATGTCATCATTTGGGCATAAAAGTCGCTGTTATAAGAGGCTAAGAGGCTTGCACACGTCGTTAAATAGATCAATTACGACGTCTAAATAAATATGCTTGCGGGCTGGCAAAAAAAGAGAAACCACACGCAACCCAAACCCCACGCAACAGGAGCGGAGCAGCTAATGCGCAATAAAGCCTAGGCAGTAGCAACAAGGCGCAAACAAAGCTGGGGCAAAAGTACACAAATGCTTTCAAGCCCTTTATCAATATATGGCGTAATTGCAACTAGTTTTGATAGTTGCAAAGCTAATCAGTTATGCTACAATAGTTTCAACAAGCAATATTCATACAGGGATTTATAAGCTTGTTAGAAGATAACTGCTTATTCAGATATATAGAGGAGCAGATAATAGCAACAAAGGCTAGTTATAACTACCAAGCTATTAGCCTCATACAACGTCTAAGCGGTAATACTACAAAGTGGAGTAGGTTATTAATAACAATCTACTCCTAGTAGTAACGGTTTACATCTAGTTTTAAAGGGACAACGTGATAAAAGAATATATAGTCTACATACTAATACTAATAACCATAACAATAACAATGATCCTTATGGGGATTCTTTTAATGAGAACGGAATTAATTTGGAATAGATATGTTGATTTAAAGGGGACGATCTCAAAGGAAGTAAATTCAAAAAAGGAAAGTTTAAAAGAAGCAAATTCAAAGGAAGTATGTCTAATAGCAGGTGAAATATATTACTGCGACGAATTACGATAGTAAGTTAGTTTAATTTTGAAAAGGTGGTGAATTTTAAACATGCAATATATAACACTGAATCATCAAGTTACGTTTTATGTGCCTAGTACAAACCACAAGGATAAAATAACAAATGCAGAGTTTATAAAAAGAACTAATGAAATAGCTAATACTCTCAGTGAAACATTCGGCGGAGCTAGTATACAAAAAGTAAAAGGGTTTTATAAAGCGGATAGTGGAGAATACATAACAGAAACAATCAATAAGGTGGTGTCATTCTGTACAGATGTACAACTTGAAGACAATACCAACGTTATAATCAATCTAGCCAGCTCGAAATGTAAGCTATACGAGCAAGAATCAATCGGGCTTGAGATAGATAACAAATTTTATTTAATTGACTAATAATATGAAGCAAAATGAATACATAGAAAATCATACTCTAAGATGTGAAGCGAGTTATCGAGGCGGAGGGATAGAAATAGACTGTACCGACCTATTTAATATTGAAGGCGCAAAAGTAAGTGTCTATCAAAACTATCTAGGCGGTGGGATGTTGGGAAGGGTAATATCTAACGCTAATTTCACACCAAAAGACAAACAAACAAAATTGCTTGAGGAGTTAGAAGAAACATTAAAAGAATATTTTCATGGTCTAACAAACCATGAGGGTGACGGATGGGAAGATCAAACGTATACACAAAACCAAAACATGCCGGATTCAGCCTATTAAGTATTGACAGCGTGCTAATAATTACAGTTACTAGCACGTTAGTGAGTATTTAATTATATCTAAAGGTGGTGAATTTTAAACATGGCAAGAAAATACTACAACACAAAATACTATCCACTAACTAAAAAGCTAGAAGTTAAATGCCAGACCAAAAACACTAAATATGGTTTCAGGCATGTAGCCGAGATAGTAGAAATACCTAGCTACGAGATAGTAGGATATGCAAAATCATGTTATTACAATAGA